CATTTATACCTACGAGATTAAATTTTCCTAGACTAACTAAGGCAAGATTTTTGAATAAAGGAGCTTCGGAAAAATTCTTCACCCCATCAATCTCTTGATCACCTTTTTTTGTCACAGCTTGACCTTTAATCGCTTCCGCAACGTTTTTCTGGTGCATATATTTACTCGTTAAAGTTCCCTCAACTGCTTCGCTGTCTGATGCGAATCCATAATTTTCTACATTGCCTAGCCCCACTTGTTCAGCGGTTACTTGGTGCGGATTATCCTGATTTTCCACATGGGTATTGAGTTGCTCCGCTTGAACAAAACCACTCTTCGCTAAAACCGCTTGGGCATCAACAGACAGACCGATATGAAGCCCCACGTAATCAACTTCTAAGCTAGCTGGCGTTACCCCATTCGATGAATCTGTATAGCTCATTAAATAAATGAAACCTTCATCTGTGATAAAATTCTGATCATTAATTTGAATTGAAAAATCGCCGAACTCTTTTGCTGATTCTTGGATTTGAGTTACCCAATTATCCGTAGTTGGTAAATACGCAGCGATTTTAATCGTTTGATTATTGGGCGCAGCGGCTTTCACACGTTGATTAATCGTAAAAAATTGAACGTTCTGGCGAATAAATGCCACCGCCTCGTCAGTTGTGACTGTTTCAAACATTTGTGGAATTAATTTTTTAGCGGCTTCAACGAGATTGAAGGCCGCTAATTGTTGCGGAATCACACCGCTTTGGGTGGAACCTGTTTTCACGCCCTCATCATCACGGCTGGCCATTTTATTGTAGTCCGCTTGGGAAACTTCCTCCCAAACGTCTGTTGGCTTCTTAAGAATTTTTGCCGTAAAATCAGTGGAATAACTGTTTGCATTGGTGGCTGTATTGCCGGCCGTTTTACCGTTAAAGTCTAACTTCATTTTGACAGTAGTTGGCTTAGCCAATAAAGAAATACCGTCTGCTTTTGTCATACGGTCATTCAAATCAATTTGAAGACGATTCGCTAAGGTAGCTTGTTTGATGCCTTGTGTATCTGTACGTGCTTGGACAATTTCTGGATTACTATCACCCGCTTCTGCTACTAATTGATCGAAATCATTTCGTAAAGTATCAAATTCTTGTTTATTATTATTTGCCGTTGAAACTGCATTTCCTGCAATCATGATTGCTGTTTTGGCATTGTTCATCGCTTGGTTGGCTGTTTCATTTGCTTGATTGCCTGCATCGGTGGCAATTTGTACGGCTTCTTTGCCAGCTTCATCTGCTATGTTTTTCGCTTCAGAAATTCCATTCGTTAACTGGACTTGGTAAGCATCTACTTTCTCAGCTGATGCATTCGACTGATCCAAGATTGCATTGATTTTAAGGCGACCTTGATTCAGGGTATCTAATTCTTCAATATGTTCTACTGACATTTCGTCACACTCCTCTAGTTTTCATTATTTTATTAAAACTGGCCACCCAATTGGGATTGAATATACACACGACAGATGACCGAAGCATCCAACCATAGTGGCTGATGAGAGAAAAATTGAAGCGTGTGATTGCCGCGTTCGATTTTTCCATCTGTTGTTTTTCGTAAATAACTCAAAATGTTTAGCCGTTGTTGTTGCAATGATAGTTGGGGTAATTTTTTGCCATCCACTACCAAATCAATATTCGTTACAGAATGCGAAGGTCCTTTAGCAGTTGCCTTGAACGTTAATTCTGCGGTGTTTACATAAAGAATGTCCTCGTCAAAGTATAAATTCAGCTCCAGTGGCTGTGTCTTGCTAAGTTCTCCTTGTACTGAACGATTTAAAAGTGTCGTCGCCCCTTGTGCGTAAGTTTCGCTAATCTCTTGTTTCCGACTGAAAGCTGTCATGGTACTATGAATTGTTTCTTGCAGATTTCCCAACTCTAGCTGAATGTCTTGGGGGGCACCAAAGACATCTTTTTTACTTTCTTTTTTGATACGAAGGTTGACACTCCCAAATTCATTCGTATTAATCATGATAACCGTACCCAACCGCAAACGATCGATTGCCAAAGGTTGATCTGTTAATTTAATTAAATCAGCTGCAGTCACTACCCAAGAAACTTGTGGTTTGGTCCATTCTTCTAACATTCGCAAAGCATTTTCCTTTAATGCCTTGGGATCAGAAAAACGCTGTTCCACCCAAATTGACTCCAATAAACCATAGCGGTCAATTGCGGCCTTGTTCTCTAAATACGGAACCCCTTGATTGACCGAGCGAATATTGACTTTGTTAACACCTTCGCCTGAACCTAATGGATAAATCCGATTGATTAGCATCTTGGGATTACGTTCTATTTCAAATCCTTGCATGTTGTAACCTTCTTGAATTCGCGCAACTGGTTCTGTTGGCGGTTTGACTAATGAAAGTTCAAAAGGATAGACCTCTGTATTCCATTGCCAAAGATATTCCTCTTCGAAATCGGCTGGGATGCTAAATAAAGGCTCAACTAACCCATTTTCATTTTCCCATTTATAGGTTAATTTCCTTGAAAAATCACATTTTTTCAGGACCCAATGCTTTGTTTTTTGTTTATTCAATAGAAATTGAATGGCCTCTTTCGTTGTTTTGTTTTTAATTTCGTGACAACCAAAAAGGACAGTATCGCCTAAGGTACATAGTGCTTCTGTGGCAGAGTAGTGAATTTGATTATTGTTCGCATCTTTCTTAATTGTGGTTGGCATCACGCGATATAAACCAATATATTCATTCTCATTGTCGGTCAGTTCCACCCATTGCATTTCTGCAATAAATTCATTTTTAGGATCATCTAGCGGCATGGTAAAATCTAAACTGCCAATTTTGTTCTCTATTTTTTCATAACTGACTTGATAGGCATTATCCAAGATTGCCGTATATGTTCTTTTCAAATCCAGCGCCATTAACATTTAATCACCCTCCTACACAAATCGGTTAGGATAGCGAATCGTCAAGCGGAAGTCGCTATCTTTGGCTTGAATATACAGCGGTTCATTGGGATATAGATGAAAATCGTTCATTGGTCGAATCATCGGTGCACCATTTTTTGTCAGATAAAAATTTTCAGTATCAATGATAATTTCCGAACGATCAAAGTCTCCTAAGTTAATTGTATCGTTCCGTGTTTTAATCCAAACACCACGTCCGGTTCCTGTTAAAATAATGGTCGGTTTGACTTTTAATCCTTCAACCGTAGGATAAATTTCAATTGGCCGAACTTCTTTGCCTAAATCCCCCATCGTGTAAGCCCGATTTTGAAAGGTAATCATGGTTGATCCCCAATAAGCCCCGCCTTCAATTAAAATTGGAAAATCAACTGCACCTGAGCCTGTATTCCCCATTAAGTAATTCGCTTGAAATGTAATGGTTGGCGAACCCCACATCACACTAGTCGCATCACTCCGTGTGTATTTATACGGATCAGAAAGCAATAAAGTAAAGGTGCCTGTTACTTGGTTAACACCTTCGGGTACATCACTCACTGAAGACTTACTGCCAAACCACAGCATTTCCGGTTCATCGTTAAACCAAATAGAAACGTCTTTTTCCGTAAACAAAGCAACGTTTAAATGATTAAATGCATCTCGAAATGCTTCATTATTCACAGCTGAAAGGCGATATTTGACTGTTAATTCTCGTTCTGGAATTCGCGCATAAACGTGACGTTTACCATCACGAATCCCTAATTGATAGCTTTCAATTTCGCTTGGAACTAATTCTCGTCCTGAAACTGATAATGTTTGATAGCCAGGGATGACTTTTTCTAAAAATTGGCCGTTAAAATTCAACGCTTCTGAAGGAAGAGGCGTTGAATGAGTTGCTTGATTGGTATCAACAAATTTATACATGTTATCCTCTCCTTCCTAAGCGGTTATTTTGTTTCACTTGTTGTCGTTGTAACTCTGTTGCTAAATAAGGCGCCGTAGTTGCTGCGACAACTTTTCCATCTAACGTTGACTCTACTGTCACAAATAATGGTCGATTGTATGCATCATTTTCTAAACGATGGTCAATCGTTGCCGTGAAGTTTCCTCGACCAGCTAAGTCCAAGGCAAAATCATTTAACAGCGGTAAATCTAAAATAGAAGCCATTGCTCTACTAACGGCTGTTTCGCCTGCATAAATCCCCGTGGCAATCGTGCCGCCGAAATTCAATTTATGCAAATCAGATAAGGGACCTTCTTTTGCTGGTGAAAATGGTAAAAAGTTACGAATTTTACTGACGACCCCATCGATTGCTTCTTTGGCTTTTCCAATTGCGCCTGTAATTCCATCAGCAATCATGCCGACAATATTCGCACCAGCATCGGTAAATTTTGAAAACCAACCTTGGATTGCTTGCCAAGCACCTTCAATTACAGAACCAATGGCATTTTTTACCTGATCGGCTGCATTGGTAACCCCATTTTTGATATTTTCAACTAACTGTCCGCCCGAAGCTAACAGTTGACCAAAATAAGAACCAATCTTCGTGATCATTTGTGAGATTAATGTTCCTGCTGCGGACAGCAAGGTACCCAATAGACTGAGTACACCATTAATTAAGGCTTGAATCAGTTGAATCCCAGCACTTAACAACTGTGGCAACGCATTGATTAACGCACCCATTAAAGCGGTAATTAGCGTAATTGCTGCAGTAACCAGTTGCGGTAAAATTGAAATAATCCCTTGGATCAAAGCCATTAGCAATTTGACGCCTGCGCTGATGATTTGTGGCAAGGCACCAATTAAGGCATTTACCAATGTCAAAATTAAGGTAATAGCTGCCGCAACTAAGGTTGGTAAAATCGAAATAATTCCTTGAATTAACGCCATTAACAATTTGACACCTGCGCTGATAATCTGTGGTAAGGCACCTACCAACGCAGTCACTAACGCTAGAATAATCGTCAGCGCTGATTGAATTAACTGAGGTAAAATCGTCATAATCCCAGTGATTAATGCCATCAAAATTTGTAAACCAGCAGTCAAAATCAACGGTAACATCGTAACAAATGCATTGACTAAGGCCGTGATAATTGAAACACCTGCTGTAACTAGCATTGGTAACGCTGTGACAAAAGCTGTCACTAATGTAGTGATGATATTAATCGCTGCAGTTGTAATTGTTGGCAAGGCGGTGACAATCGCATTAACTAAAGTCATTAATAAGCTCAAACCAACTTCTATCAACATTGGTAAGACTGTTGTAATCCCCTGAATCAACGTAGTAATAATTTGTGTTGCCGCTTCAATTAAGACTGGCAAATTGGCAACGATCGCACCAACAATTAACGTAATTAAACTAGATAACGCGGTTACGATGCTTGGAATAGCTTCTGTTATTTTCCCGAGAATACTGGTTAAGACGGTTGTAAAAAGTTGTATAACTTTCGGTAGATTAGCTGCCAGCATTGTTGTAACCGATGTAATCGTGTTACCTAAATTATCAAAGACTTGGGTAATACCACCCGCACTCAAATCACCGGTTTTCATCCAGGCCGTCACGAATGAAACAATCAAGGAAATAATTAGACCAAACGGCCCAGAAATTCCTAATGCAGCCAGTGCAACCTTTGTCAGAACTTTTACCAAAAGACCAACCGCTAAACCAGCTTTGTCAAAGGTGCCACCAAATTGCCCTAATAAGTTACTACCTAATTGCAAACCGCTGGCAAAAACGCCTGCTAGCACACGACCAATTGTTGAAAAAATAGTCGCCATTTTCTCTAAGCCTACTGCAAAAAATTGTTTAAAAACTGCCATTACTTGCTGAAAGGCCGGCTGGATCTGTTGTAGCAATCCTACCAATTTGCCAAACGCCGCTGAAACAGCTCCTTGAATGGCACTAGCTAAGCTATTGATACTATTTCTAAATGTTTCATTGGTTTTATAGAAATAAATAAACGCTGCTACCGCTGCTAAAACGGCTGCTACAATTAAAATTAATGGTCCTCCACCTAAGGCACTAAAACTAGCACTTAGTTTTGATAAGCCACCACCTAACTTCCCAATGTTTCCTTGTACAAGAGCCAAACCAGCACTAAACTGTTGAAATTTTTGCTGAGCCATCGTTACCATAATCAACATGGGGCCAATGGCGGCTAAAATGCCCATAATGGCAACAATAAAAACTTGGACGGGTTTTGGTAATTTGATAAATAAATTCACCAAAGCTGTAATGCCTTTGACGACTGTGATAACCACTTGAACCAAAATTTCCATTCCTGGAGCCATCACGCTTTGAATCACTTGTGCTGCCGCTTCAAATGATTGATTCATCTGAGTCAATGCCCCTTGCAACTCGCCCTGCAATGAATCAGAAATCCCTCCTGCACTAGCCATAATCAGTCCTTGCATTCCTTGAAATTCGCCACTGACCCCAGCACCGACGCCCATAGCTGTTTTTAAAACGTTCAGCATAGGTAAGGAAACGGCACTAGTCATGG